GATGGAAGTAGGAGGAATGGTAACTATTGTTGCAGAGAATGGGGATAAAACTCCAGCAACAGAGGGAGAGTACGAATTAGAAGATGGAAGTTTATTTACGGTAGATGCTACTGGAATGATTACCGAAGTCAAAGCTAAAGAAGAAGAAGAAGAGGAAGTTATCGAGGCTGTGGCAGAAATTCCCGTTGAAATGTCGACTGAGGAAAAATTTACAGAATTAATCAAATCAATTGTAACAAGTATGTCATTAGAAATGGCAAAAGCAACAGCACAAGAAATACAGTCTGTTAAAACAGAATTGACTAAACAAATCGCAGATGCTAAGAGTGTAGTTGTAGAACTATCTTCTGAAACTAAAGCGATTCCAGAGGTTGTAATTAATTTATCGGAAATGTCACCTGTACAAAAATTTAGAGCAGGAAAAGTAGAATTAAAATAATAATTAAAAATAAATAAAAAATGGCAATAGCATACAACATTGTAGATTTTAGAGGTGTAGCGGCAGAACCAGTAGTAGAAGAAATTTTATTTGAATGTTCAACGATAGCACAAGATTTAGTTACGTTTGAGGAAGACGTAAAGGCGGAAACAATTTTCACAGAGGCAACTGCTTCTGCTGTTTTACAAGCCTACACAAGTGGCATTCCAACATCAGCAGGGTCTTTGACATTGTTTGATGTAGCCGTTACTCCTGTTAAAACTCAATTTTATCAAGAGTTTGACCCGAATACGGTAAGATTTTCAAGATTCAAAAGAACATTAAAGCCCGGTGCTTGGGAAATACTTTCAGAAGATTTTGAAAGAATTATGATTGGTGGAATTTACGCTAAGAAAGCGGCTTTGGCTTTAGAAAGTTGGTTTTGGAATGGTATTTCAACAACTACACAAGCAACTATTGCTGGATTAACAGCGGGAACTGGTAATACTTCGGTAGGTGCTGCTGAAAAAACAATGATAGCGGCTTTGACTATTCCAGCGGGTTCTCCTGTAAGTGATGGTATTATTACAAAAATGATTTATAATAGTTCTAACGCTACTGCAACAGCAGGTGTTGGAACTAGAATTAAAGTGGCTGGAACTTCAATAACAGCGGCTAATATAAAAGCTGAGTATGATAAAATTTTTGCTGCAATTCCAACGGCTGTTTTTGATGGAGATGAATTGCCAATGATTTACGCTCCTAAATCGCACAAGCAGTTTTTAGTACAAGCTAATAACGTTACGACTGATTTTAAAAAACCATTCGATATTGATGTAACTGCTACTAACTTTGCTTTTAATGGTTTGAAAATTGTTTTTGTACCAGTACCTGAGAAAGTTGTTATTTGTGCGTTGAAATCTCATTTAGTTTGGGCAACTGATTTGTTAAGCGATACTAATTTATTGAAAATTGACAACATCGCTCTTAACAGAGAAGATATGTTTGTTAAAATTAATGCAACATTAGCTTCTCACGTTGTAAATCAACAGTTTAACGTTCTTTACGTAGGATAATAAAGTAACTAGGGCGGGTTAGTTCTCGCCCTTATTTTAAAATTATATATTATGGCTTGTCCTATAACAGCAGGAAAATTATTAAATGGGTGTAAGAACCAAAGAGGCGGTTATAAAAACTTATATTTTGCAAATTACGCAGAATATGCTTACGTTATCGCTAATTCGATTTTAACATCTTTAGGAACTTTATCAGAAGTATTTGTTTATGAAGTCAAGGCTACAACAAATACTGTAACAGAAACTGGTACGGGTAGCGAAGACAATGGCACTTTTTCTGTTGCACAATCAATTTCGGTTACTTTGCCAAAACTAGCGGCAGATTTACAAGCTCAAATTCAATTAATATGTTACGGTAGACCATTTGTTTTTGTTGAAGATTACAACGGAAATATTTTTCTAATTGGCGCAACAAATGGTACAATGTCTAATTGTACTAAAGTAACTGGAGGTGCTGGAGGTGATTTAACTGGGTTCACACTTACAATTACAGCAGAAGAGGGTATGTTATCGCCTTTCTTAGATTCAACAAGTAAAACAGCTCTTAAAACATTAGTTTCAGAAGTGGTTGTTTCTTAAATATTAGCTTACCTACTATTTTAAACCCACTATAAAAGTGGGTTTTTTGTTACAAAACACTTTTTTTTTGTTAATAGGTATGCAAGTATTCAATTTAACATCGCCTTGGACTTATAAATGCATCCCTAGTGGGTATAATAGTGGCGAAATCAGTATGTTATTACGGGATGAATTGAAAAATATCACACACACCATAACAACTACGGGCGTTTTTTACCAAAATTTTCAATTATTTATAGATTTTTCAGCATTCACAATGGTTGAGGGACAATCTTTTGAGGTTGAAATTAAGGAAGATGATGTTTTGATTTATAGAGGTAAGGCGTATGCGACTGCTCAAACAGATTTACAAAATTATGAACTCAATAATGGAGTTTTGAAAGTTTAAAAAATGGAAAACACAAAAGAAAACATACAGAAATTCTTTACAATTGAAATGTCTAACTATGTACGCCCCGAAATTAAAGAGGTGCAAGGCAAAAAATGGGTATTGAATGGAAATAATAATAGTTTTTACACAACGATTATAGACGCTTACAACGGCTCTCCCACTAACTCGGCAATTATAGATTCATATTCGCAATTTATTTACGGAAAAGGGTTGATTTCAAACGAAAAAGTATCTAAGGCTACACAATGGAATGAAGTTAATTCTATATTTTCAAAAAAAGATATTCGTAAGATTTGTAAGGATTTTGAGATGTTTGGCGAATCAGCAATCGAGGTTAAATATTTAGGTGGTAAAGTAAGAAAATGCTTTCACGTTCCTAAACAACGAATTGCGCCCGAAGTTTCCGATGCAAAAGGAAATATTACGGGGTATTGGTATTCGTACGATTTTTCAAAAACACAAAAATATCCACCGATTCGATTCGATGCTTTTGGATTTGGGGAAGGAGTGGCACAACGTTCTGAAATTTACGTTATAAAAGATTACCAAATAGGACAATTCTATTACAGCAATCCTAGTTATTTGAGCGGTTTGTCTTGGGCGAAATTTGAAGAGGAGTTTCAAAACTATTGTATCAATCATATTAAGAATGGTTTGAGTGCTGGTTATATCATAAATGTAAATGGTGGTGTTCAAGAAAGCGAAATTGAAATTCAGAAACACGTTACCAAAATGAGAACTGATTTAAGCGGTTCTAATAATTCGGGTAAATTCTTTATAAATTTCAATGACGGTAAGGATTCTGAAATGACAATTACGGCTACTGAAGTATCGGAAGCACATAAGCAATATGAATATTTAAGTGCAGAAGCTAGACAACAATTAATGACTGCTCACAAGTTGACTTCCCCAATGCTAGTTGGAGTAAAGGAGGCTAGTGGATTTTCGTCAAATGCAGAAGAAATAAAAGTAGGATTTATCGAGTTAATGATTAACGTAATTCAGCCAAAGCAAGAAATTATTTTGGATGGATTTATGGAAATTCTACAAGTCAATGGAAACACTATTCAATTAGATTTTGAAAGTTTGAGAAGTAAAGACGTTGTGAAATCAGAAATCACAAATCCAAACCCAATTGCAAACCCAAATCAAGACATCGCAGTATCAGACGCAAAAATATCATACAACGGTGCGCAAATCGCAAGTGCTATAAAAGTAAAAGAAGGAGTTTTGACAAAAGAGCAAGCGATAGTATTCTTGGTACAATTCTTAAATATCGATACGGATGTTGCTAAATCTTTATTCACAGAAGCCCAAGCGGTAACACAACTTTCATCACATAAAATTTGCTGTTCAAAATTACCCGAAGATGATGAGATAACACTAAGCGAGTGTGCTGATGGGTTGATAGAATTAGGGGAAGTTGTAGATGATGAAGTTTGGGAAGAAATAGATTCAATCCCGATAGAATCAGAAATGAAACTAACCGAGTTGACTTTGAAATTAGCACGTACTTTTTCATCATTCCCAAATGCATCGAGTGAACAAGATACTGATTTGTTTAAAATTAGATATAAGTATGCGGGTTCAAGTACTGGTCAAAGAGAATTTTGCAAAAAAATGATTTCAGCGGATAAAGTTTATCGAAAAGAAGATATTGAATTAGCTGGAGATAAAGTTGTTAATAAAGGATTTGGTCCAGAAGGTGCAGACACATACTCCATATGGCTTTACAAAGGTTCAGTTAATTGTCAGCATTTTTGGGAAAGAAAAATATATCTAAGAAGAACTAATGAATCAATATCGGTAAATGATGCAAGGAAATTAATTTTAGAACTTGACCCGACCGACCGACCTGAATCGAAATGGCAAGTAAATGACCCATTAGTATCACAACCCGCACAAGATAGCAATAACAATTTTAAATTAAATTAACGATGGCTACAACTATTTTATTAAAAGAAAATGAATTAGCAAAAGGCACTTTGTTAGGTGGGAATATTGATATTGATTTATGGATTCCTTGTGTAGCTGATGCGCAACGTACTAAGATTGAAGAAACATTGGGAGAAACACTATACGAAAAGATATGTACAGACTTTGAAAATGATGCTTTATCGGGGTTGTACCTTACTTTATATGAAGATTATGTAAAGCCTTTTCTGATTCATCAATCGGCTGTTGAGTATCTTTTAGTCGGTGCTTATAAAGTTAACAATAATGGGATTTACAAATCACAAGCGGATAATACAGTAGCGGTTGATAAGGAAGAAGTTGACTATTTGGTAAAAAACCAACGTCTAAAAGCCGAAATGTATCAAGGAAGATTAGAAAGATGGTTATCTTTAAATCCATTACCTGAATATTTATCGTATTTGAATGTTATTGTTCCTCCGATTCGCAAAAATGTAGTATTTAACCGTTGGTATATCCCTGATTAGAATGAGAAAATTGCACATAAAAACAGAAGAAAACATTAAAAAGTTACAAATATTTTTAAAAAATGAAAACAGTAAACTTCATTCACAAAAGAGCAACGACATTCGATGCGACTCCGATTCAGATAAAGGTAAATAATGTTGTTGAAGATATAACTGACGCAACTATTTTAATGCAACTCCGAAAAGAGGAAAATGGGAAAGTAGCTCATACCGTTTTGAATACTATAACAGATGGTGTAAATGGCACATTTGAATTAGATGAGCAATGGATAAATATTCCAACTTGCAGTTATAAGTATGACATTAAAATTACTTTTGCTAGTGGTACATTTTCGGGGCAAACACAACGATTTATAAGCGGTAATTTTATAATAGTAGAAGCAATTTCAGAAACAGTATGACAGTAGATATAACAATTTCAGAAACGATTAACGAGGTTGACATTACTGTTTTACCAAACATAATTGAAGTTAATGTAACTAGAACAAGTGGCGGAGGTGGCAATCAAGACCTAACAGAAGTTGTAACAGTAGGCGATTTAAAAATATCGGTTATCCAAATGGGAGAAGATGACACTACTAATTTAGTGTTAGGAAATGAGCTAACTCCTAATTATCTATTGACTTTTGAGCAACCAAATAGCACGTTATTTTTAGACGATACAACTCCTTTCCCATTATATTCTACTATTCGATTTAAAGCGGGTTTATTTGGCGATGGGGATAGTTATCCTTTAGAGCCTTTTACATTTGCTACGAATGCAAACGTATATTATAATGGACTTCCAATAACAACACTTCCAATATCAGTAGGAGATTATTGTATATTAAAATGTGGTGGTTCTGATGGTAATGGTTTACTTTGGGATTTGACAATTTTAGATAAATCTAGCGGTGGTGGAGGTGGAACTTGGGGAAGTATCACGGGAACGCTATCAGACCAAACCGACTTACAAAGTGAGTTAGATGATAAGTTAAGTTTAGGAAGCGTAGCGGGTGGAGATTTAGGAAGCACATATCCAAACCCGACTGTTATAGGTATTAAAGGACACCCTATTGAAAGTGAGCCAGTAGCCAACAACGATGTTTTGATTTATAATTCTGCTGATGCGCAATGGGAACATAATGTATTAGATTCTGATCTGATTTTAAACAATTCAACTGTATCGGGTTCAAATGTAACCGAATCTTTGAATAATTTAGATTCTAATAAAGTTGATAAAAACACAGCGATTACAGGCACAACAAAAACAAAAGTAACTTACGATTCAAAAGGATTAGTTACAAGTGGAGCAGATGCAACAACTGCTGATATATCGGATTCAACAAATAAGCGTTATGTAACGGATTCTGATTTAGTTGATATTGGTAATTTAAGTGGGACAAACAGCGGAGATAATGCAAGTAATAGTAGATATGATGCTGTTGCTAGAACGGGAGCTGTAATAGCTTTTGATGTTGATGCTGTTTATAATTCTATCGCTTCTCCATCATCATCAAATATAACTTATGATTTAACAGGGGCTAGGTTAAAGATAGTACAAAAAGTTTACCATAATTCGGGGACTGCTCCAACTTTTCCTGTGGGTTCTGTATTAAGGGGTACAGGGGGTTATTTAACATCAACCCTTAATATAATTTATATAGAATGGAGCGTAGGCACAACTGTCGAATATTGGATAACACAATAAATTATGAGTCAGTATTATTCAATATTTAAAAATCAATTTACACCTAGCAGTCTTTCGCCTGTTCTTTTTGTAAATCCATATACTAATGCTTTTGCAAATACGGTAGATAACAACGGAACTCGACAAAGAGGGAATATCATAAATAGCGCAACAGCAACAACGGGTCAAGCACTAGCAACCGCTGGGACTTTAGGAAGTAAACCTATTTATAATGGCGAGGGCTGGTATTTTGAAGCGGGAGCGCAAATGACAACGGGGAGTAATTCAGATTATAATTTCATTCACGATGGCAGCGACTTTGATATTTGGGTTGCGGTTTTTATTTGTCCAACGGCTTCAACAACTTATCAACGTGCTTTCATTTGTAACAACGGATTTAGTACAACCGCTAGAGGGATTTTATTAAGAGCGAACGCCTCTAACAATAATAGACTAGAGTGCAATATCGGAAATGGTACAGTATCATTTATTACTCTTTTAGCTAGTAATTCACTAACTGTAAATGCAACAAATATTATACGGATTCGTAGAAGCGGGTCTAATGCTACAATGCACGTAAATGGAACTCAAGTAGCAACGCAAACTATTTCAGCATCACCTGGAGTTGGAAATGCTGGAGGTGTTATGACTTTAGCAACTTTCGCTGGTGCTTCCGCAAATCTATACTTCAAAGATTTAGTAATATTCAATAGGGTTTTAACGACTACAGAAGCTACTTCAATGAATACTAGACGATTCAAGTCTATAACTCCCGAACCTATAAATGTTTATTTAAGTGCAGGTGATTCTAATGATGCGGGTCGTGGTGTAAATTCAGCAATTGCAAGTGATTTAATTGGGAATATTGCGGGTGCTTACATTACTAAACTTTCGGCATCTTTTGATACTACATCTTATGTGGAGAAATTGCTATTAGGTACAAATCAAACTATACCTAGCGAAAATCCTACAACGCAACACGGTTCTGAAATGCGTTTCGGTAAAGATATGGGAGCTGTTCAAGATGTATTCATACTTAAATATGGAGTTGGTTCAAATACTGTATTTCAGCGTAACGATGGAGGAGGAGCAGATTTTAATGTAAATACGTTAAATAGCTCTTACAACACAATGATAACGAAAGTTATCCCACAAGCGTTAACTGATTTAGTTCACTCTCAAAGAAGAACGCCAATATTTAGAGGGTTTATGTGGATTGAGGGAGCGAATGATGCACTATTTGGCGCACAAGGAGTTTCTTGGACCAGAAGCGGAACTACTGCTACTGTTACGTCCGCAAATCACGGGTTATTATCAACTTATAAATTAGGGTTTTATGATTCAAGCGATTTAGCTACTATTCCAATTGCGAACTATCAAGTTACTAGAATTGACAATAATACATTTACGATACCTGTTGTTAATTCAGGTGCTACTTCGGGTACTCTTTCGTGGACGGGTGGATATTTCTACAAACAAAACGTGTATGCGGTTGTAAATGGAATTATAGACTATTTAACTCTCACGTTAAAAAATCAATTAACCAATGGAACTGGTTACACGGTTAACAAATTACGATTGTATTTCCCACAAACCACACAAGGAATTGGAGCGGGTTTAAATGCTGCTTCATTTAATCAAGTTGTTGCTGCACAAATAGCAATGGGTACTGATTATTTAACAGATAACCCTAGCAAAGTAGGTAAGGTCGTTGGTAGTTTTTCCGAAAGCACAAGCGATTTACCTATGCAAGACGGCGTACATTATTCAACTGTTGGATATGATGGTTTAGGATTAAAAGAAAAGAATTATTTTAACACATATATAAATGAGTAAATTAATCATTTCAGTAGAAAGCAATATTTCGGTAGAGTTACCAAATATAGAATATTCGCAAGACGAATTACAAGCTATAAAAGATATTCAAGCTATCTTATTGGCAAGTGGAGTAGATAAGTATATCGAAATCGGTTTGCCAAATCCCCGAAAATAAAATGAACAATACCATAAGCAAATTGCCATTTATAATAATATTCTATTGGGTATTAAGTCTAATATGTATCAACACAAATTGGTACATAGAGAACTATATTCTTTTAGATTATTTAGACTATTTGCCAGTTTGCTTATGCGTATTTCATTTTTTGCTTAAACCTATTTTTTACAACAAAACAAAAAGCTGTTTGGTTTACACAATTATCGCTATTTGTATTTTTCAAAGATTGCAATTAACTTTAAATGTAAATTTGTACAGAAACATTTACGAATCGATTTTAATTTTAGGGATTTGCTTCGCTTTAATTATAAATTTAAACGCCCTAAATAAAGAATAAATGGCAAAGGTATATCCAACAGAAGAAAATAAAATTAGTGTCATAGAAGAAGATATTAAAAGTATTAGGACTCATTTAAAAAACATTAAGGAAAGACAAGACCAAGACGACTTAAATAGGACTGACCAAAATAAGAAAATTGACATGATATACAATTCACTGACAGACAATAGTTTTAATTCAAATCAAGGTTATATCACTATTTTAAGAAAAGTAGAAACAATAGTAATACTTCACGATTTGTATTGGAAAATATTTTTTGCTATAATTGCTCTTAGCGGATTTTCAGCAATTCTTTTAAAATTATTTTTACCTAAATAACAATGGCTAACATTTGGAACGATACAATGAAACCGAAAGGTAAGTATGAACAGAAAAGAGTTATGGTATTTAGTGGCTTTTTTTCGGGTTTAGCTTATGCGTTTGTTCCAATATTATACCCTAACTTTGAAGTGAAAGACTTTGTTTTTATTTCTTTTATGGGATTGGCTGGAGGCGTTTCATTCCTATCTTTAAAAGACAAATTAGCTTCAACACAATACAATGAACAGAATAACATAAATATCAATAGTAATAACGAAAAAGAAATAATAGGATGATAACAACACCACAGTTAATTGCAAAATACGGCAAACCTACACAAGATGGTAAAGCCTACTTAGTAACTATTGCATTACCTTACCCTATGCGTTTAGCGTGGGACAAAAACAGCAAAGTAACTAAAATGCGTTGTCATAAATTAGTAGCACAACAGTTTTCAAATGTATTTATGGAAATTCTACAAGTTTACGGATTGCCTAAAATACAAGAATTAGGAATTGATTTATTCGGAGGTTGTTTTAATTTTCGTGCTATGCGTGGAGGTTCTGATTATTCTCGACACTCTTGGGCGGTCGCCATCGATTTAGATCCCGAAAGAAATCAATTAAAAGAAACAAGTGCTACTGCTAGATTTGCAAGACCCGAATATAAACAAATGATTGATATATTCTACAAACACGGTTTTGAAAGTCTAGGGCGTGAAAAAAATTACGATTGGATGCATTTTCAGATAAAATCTTAATTATGAAACTACCTATACTCAACTTGCAAACTAAATTAATCGCTCTAGGGTGCTTAATTGTATTGATTTGCGTAATTGTATCAATTTACTTTTATCGTTCGTCAAATAACGCTAAAACACAAGCTAAAATAGATGTTATAGAAGTTGAAAAGAAAATAACTGAAGAGCAAACTGCACAATGGAAGCAAAAAATTTCAGATATGAATGCTGAATATGTGAAATCCCAAAAACAGTTATCGAATAACGCTCAAGAAATCCGTAAAAATACAAAACCAACTAAACTACCTAACTATGGCAAAGTCAAAATTAATAGTGCTTCTTACAATACTATGCTCGATTCCTTACTTATCGCACAGCCAAACTAAAGAATTAAACACTAAAGAAAGAGTTGAGGCTTTGTACAAGATTAATGAGCAACGTAAAGCGTATTATAAGCAAATTCAAGACTGCAAATCACGTTATAATTTAGAAGTAAGTAAATATGAAAAGGCGTTGGATTCTGTTACTGGAATAGCTGTAACAATGGGAGTGAAAAGCGAAGAGTTTGTGTCTCATAACCTAGACTTACAAGAGGGTTTACTCGGTTCTTTAAAAAAACAAGAACAACAAGAAGTTGAGATAGCGAAGTTAAAATCTAAAAAGCATAGGAGGTTTAGTGTAGGAGCTTTCGGAGGTTACGACCCATTCTTAAAAAAACCTACTGCTGGAGCTGGAGTTATGATAAATTTACTCACGTTTTGAAATCGGAAAAGCCAAAATTCATCCTCACAAAAAAAGTAAACTCGAAAAACTACATAAAAGTTAAAGAAGTTGTAAATACGTTTTTTGGAGAAACACCAGTCGAACCTAACATAAAAGAAAAAACCCTCACTTAATTTTCATAAGGAGGGGTTTCTTGCTAAAAATCACTTATTAAAACCGTCGTAAAGATAGTTATTATTTTAATTACTTTTTTAAAAACTCTTTAATAACCCAAGCTATACCCATATAAAAAACAATAAGTAAAGGGATTCCGACTAATAACCATAAAGTAAATCTCATATTACTTGTCTATTAGTATTGGCATATTATTTTCAGTAGGAATGAAAATCTTATTTGCTTTGCTATTAGTTATAGATTGAACTTGCAAATATTTTACATAGCTAGGATTGTTTTGTATAGCTTTACCGATTCTGTTTATAGATTCAGCTTCTGCGGTTGCTCTAGTAAGTTTTGCGGATGCATCATTTTCTGCGGATTTTAAACGCCCTTGAGATGCTAATATAGAACTTTCGCTTTTCGCCTTAGCTTCTTCAACCATTGCCTTTTTTTCACTTTCAGCTTTCAGTAAAATACCTTTACCCTCATTTTCAGCGTCTAGCCTATCTTGAGTTCTATTAAAATCATAGCAGCTTGTAGAAATCAATCCTAAAAATACAGTTGATAATAAAATTATTTTTTTCATAATCTGTTTTTGTGAGTTTTTTAAGGTCGCTCAAACCGTTTTTTATTTAAATTGTTATTTCCCGAAATACATACCTATCCAACCAAATAGAGTGATAGGTCTAATAAAATAGCGTCTAGTAAGTAGTTA